CTAGTTGTTGACGCTCGTACTCTAACTGTTGGCGCAGTCTCTCCATGCGCTCAATCTGCATTTTGCTTTCCTTTTGTGCAGCCAATGTGTCATAGTAAATGCTCCCCAACAGCGGAAGCAGTAGGACAAAGACCAGCACCATAGCAACTAATGCGACTAGAAACCCCATCTTACCTTTCGATCCATTATCAGAAGACTGAAGAACAGGACTAGGTAAAGGACGAACACCAAACAGGCTACCCCGTAAATTGCTTTGTCCTGGATTGCGCTTATTACCTTTCTGCGTTGCCATTCAACCTCTCGTTGTTTCTTCTCTTGGGCCAGCCTTGCTTCTTCTTGTTCAGCAATGATGATGACCCTCATCTGGTTCACCCTGGTGTACAAGTTCCCCAACTCTGGGGGTGACTGATACACCATAATCTCTCGAATCTCTTTGGCTAACTTCTCAAACTGCGTCTTTGCAAGTTCCCTGTTTAGCGCCGACTCCATGATGTTCTGATTTGGGTCATAGACGCTTTTAGACTTTTCTTCTTCTTCCCGAATGTGGTCTGCAAGCTGTTGCTGAACCCTGAAGAACTGCGACAGATTAGCCGCCAAGTCAGAGACAACCTTGTTCTCATCCCAAACCTCTGGTTCAGCTTTCTTTGCCTTGGGAGCAACAACAGGGGCTGTGGGTTGAGGCTTTTTCTTCTTGAAGAACCCAAAGAAGCCACCCACTTCTTCAGCAATAGCCGTGACCTCTTTAACAGTCTTTTGGGCTGCGGCAACAGTTCCCTTGACCTCTTTATAGAGTTCACAGCCTTTGCGAATAGCTGCGACACAGCCATTTGCCATTGCCAGAAGGGTGAGAGGATCAATCTTATGCCCCTTATTCGGCAGGAACTGGTTGTTGCATATTCTGTGGAATACCTATTTCACGGGCAGCAGATGGAACAGTAAATGACTGAATAAATGCCGCTTTTGTAGGCTCATCCATTAGCTTCATCAATGACGATGTAAATTCATTTAACCTACCTTTTGGAATACCAACAGTCATAAACTGAGCCAATGCGCCTGGATTCATCATCAACTCAGCCATCTGTTTGTTGTAAGCGTCTGCATTACCTCTTTGTAAATATTCAACAGCCGCCTTCATTACTGTATATGTTCTGTTTAACAGTTGTGGGGCATCTTTAAGAACTTCAGGGCCGCCAACATCAAGCGCACCAACTTTTCTTGCAAGTTCTTTTGCTTTTGAATCCCGCTTTAGGTCTGCTAATACGTTGTTCACAGAAGCAACTTCTTTAGAAGTCAAAACATCTGACAACTCATTAAACCTTGGAATTCCAGTAGACTTTTTAATTGTTCCCGCAGCGTTTTCAACAGCAGTAGCAAATTCACCAGCAGATTCTTTGCCTAAAGGAGTATTTAAACTCTTAGACAAGTAGTCTCCAACCTCCATGCGATTTAGTTTCTTGCTGTAATCTGCATAAGAAGTGAGATATTTACCCCACAACCCATCAGATGACTTGTTTAATGACGCATCAATAAATTGTTTTGCGCTGCCCAAAGCTTTAGCCGCTTGTTGAGGAATTCCACCAGAAGCATATTGCTCACCAAGATTAAGCATTTTTGCGACATCTTGATTAGATATTTTTCTAATGTTTTCGTATACATCACGGCTATTTAACAAGCCATTTTCATCGGCTTTAGAAACAACTTTATCTCTAATACCTTGTAAAACAGCCTTGCTTTGATCGGATACAGTGCCACGAATGGCTTTGTCTAGTTGGTCTGTTAAATCAGATGCACGTAATGGAAAAAATCCATTTTGTTCTAAGCTATTAAGTTGGAATTGTTTTAATTGAGCTTCACCACGCAAAGTTCCTGCAAGTTCTTTATATGCTTTTGCACGACCTGCCGCTTCTGACGCAATATCACCAGCAGACAACCATCCAGGTTGCCCTTTTTCCGCTAAAGATTTCTGGATTGTTGCGGCTAAACCTGTCATGCCAGATGTTTGTTCGGCAGCCGCTAAGCTGTTAAATTTATCGGATATTTCTTTTTCTAATTTAGTAAAGATTGGGCCTGCAAGATTTACTTGCTCTAGTGCCGTTTCTCGCATTGGTGTGGTAATGCCTTCTCGTTCAGCAATCAAAGCAGCTTTCTGTGCCTCAGTACCAGCAATAGATTGAATCTCTCTTGCCCTTGCCGCTTGCTGTTCTACTAAGCGCTCTTGAAACTTACCTGCTACTTTTGCTTTGCTAGCAAGTTTACTTTGTGCTGCCACAAGTTCAACTGCTGAAGGAATATCAGAAATTGCTTGTGCCGCAGTTGGTCGAGAACCACTTACTAATTCTTTTGCATCACGCAATGTTTCAATCACTTTTGTTCGATCAGCTCCAGTAAGTTCATTTAATTGTTTTTGCATGAACTCTTGACGACCAGTAGAAGTTAGATTTTTTAGCATTCCAGCTAAAGAGCCTAAAGCATTTACGCCACCCTCAACTAATGGGCCTAAAACAGCGCCAGTTGCCATTTGCTCTAATTTCTTTTCTGCAAATTGGTCTTGTGGAGCAACAACAGGTTGAAATGCGGCAAGCGCAGCGCCAGTTCCAGCAGAACGAGCAACAGAAGGAAGCATTCCTGCGCCAGCAGCTACAGGGGCTTGAGCGATTCCAACCAATTTGTTGACAGGACTAACTACGTTGCCAAGCAATTGATATGGGTCAAATCCAGTGCTTCCAACTCTTGCTCTGCCTTCTTGTGTTGCTTGTTCAACATCGCTAACCAATTTAGTTGCACCAGTTTGAATGTCTTTGCCAAACAAACCTGTACTTGCCAATAATTGATTAACAGCCAAAGCAGGGTCAACAACTGCACCTTTTATTGTTCTGGCAATAGGACTTCCAGCGCCAAACATACGCTCCAATGCGCCAACTTCTGTGGGCGCTTGTTGTACAACAGGAGTAGATGTTCCTAAATGACTGCGAATCTTTGCAATAGCCTGTTCAGTTGTCAGGCCATCTGGCAAGTCGTAGTGTTGACCTTCATATTGATAAACAGGCATGTTTTTCTCACTTCAATACAATTGGATTTGCAGCAGTTCCTTTTGGAGCATTACCAGAAGGTTCGGTTTTAGTGCCTCTAAGGTATCTATTGGCAATATTATTCAAGATAGCTTCGTTTGCCTCTTTTGTCATGCCCTCACTACCAAGAGAATCCAGATAAGTTTTAAGTTCAACGTTTGAGTTAAGTTGAGTTGAACTCATTCCAGTTGCCTCTTTAACCGCATTGAGCAATTGAAGTCGGACGCTTTTTAGTTCGTCACGTTTTGCTTGTTCCTTTGTACCAACCAATCTACCACCAATTTGACCAACAGTGCCAGTTTGCAAAGAAGTTATTAAGTTGCTCAATGGGCCTTTAGAAGTGCTTGTCATTCCTCCCATATCTGCTAAATCTTTAACTAGTGTCTTTGCAACATTTATAGTGTCTTCAAGACCAGCTTGTCCTTCTGCAATTTTGTCGGCTCTTTCTTGAGCTTTAATTACGGCTGCACTTGGCCCTTTTAAAGATGCAACTAGTAGAGCCAAATCTTTTCTACCTTCAATTCGTATCTGCTCTCTTTCTTGGTCATTTTTTGCCCGTCTTAAATCTTCTTCTACTTTGGCTGCAATTTTTTCACGACCTAATGTAAGCGCCGTTTCTCTTTGAGCCGCTTTATCAGCAGTACCTTGCAACACAGCAAGAACCTTGTCTGGAGAGCCATACTTAGTTACAACTCCAAGAATTTGCTCTTCTGTGGCATTGGTTGGCAAACGAGACAATTCATCCCGCAGTTTTCTCTCTTGCTCAATAGTCAATTCTGTTTTTTGAGCAGTAGCCAATGATGCTCTTTGTGCCGCTTGTAGTTGACCAGTTCGAGCCATTTCTTGAGTCATCTGGCGACCAATACTTATTGCGCCCAATGCACCTTGAGTGTCTCCAGCTTGTTGCAAAGCCTGTCCATACTGAGCAAGACCTTCTGGAGTGCTTACATCAAACTGCTTTGCCAAGGCATTTCGTTGGCTAATCAGACGCATCTGTGGGTCTTCTACACCCATTGCAGAGGCAAATGCACCACCCAATTGCTGACCAGCCCTGGCAGCACCATAGGATGCTTGCTCAAGAGGAGCCATTCGTGCCAATTGCATAGCCCGTTGACGAGCCATCTGATCCCGTTGCTCTTGGTACAACTCAGGAGATAAACCAAATAAAGTTGGAACAATGTCTGCCATGATTATTTCCTTTATGGCTTAACCGCCAGTTAAAAATGATTGAACTGCCGCCTTAAATTGTGGATCATCTGCAAGGCTCGTAAACAACGAACTATATGGATTAACAGATGCAGTTGGCAACATAGTTCTTGCCGCATTAGTTGCCGCAGTAGTAGTCCTACCACCCAGTGCAGTACCCACATCCAATGCGCCAGCACCCATTGATTCAACAGCGCCAGCGGTACTCAATAGAGTCTTAAATGGATCATAGGCTCCAACTTGACCAGCAGTGTACTTACCAAGGAACTCGCCACCAGCACCAAGCAATCCTTTGCCAAACAGAACACTCTGTTGACCAGCTTGCTGTGCTCCTGCCGCCAAAGCGGCATCTTGTTGAGCCAATGCGTTGTAATACGCCTCCATCTCAGGAGTGGTTGCGCCAAGACCTCTAGCGCCACTAGGACGAGCACTTGTTGCACCAACAGACAAGCCACCACGACCCGTTTGGAACAAGGTATTTTGCAACTGAGACAGTTGACGCTCACGGCTAGGAGCCAACAAGTCTTGTTGCTTTGCCATGTAGTCAGAGGCAACTTGCTCTGGCGTTTTGGCAAGATACGATGTACCCAAATCAAACAGGCTTGCAGATGCCTTTTTCAGTGGGTCATACAGGTCTGCAACCTTCTTTGCCTCATCAAGACTCAGAGTTGCACCAGACATTAACTTATCTTGGATTGCCTTGAGTTCTGGAGTCAGCGTATAACCAGCAGTTTTAAGATTGCCTTCAGCATCGTATGTGTAGTCTGTTGTGCCAAACCTAGTGGTCACGCCAACAGGCTTGAACCTTTGTGCGTCAGCGGCAGCTTTAGCGGCAGCAGTGGCAGTATCAGTAGCCAACTTAGTGCCAAACAAGCCAACACCACCAGAAATCACGCTGGTTGCAGCTTTGGCAAGATTAGGATTATCTTTAAAGAACTTAACAACATCTTTAATTGTTAAGCCAGTTCCTTTTGAATAGTCTTCAATGGCTTTTGTAATTTCAGAAGAAGTGTATGTGCCAGCGATTTCTTGATTTATTTGATAAATCAATGCCTGTTCTTCTGGAGAATAGTTATATGGAGTTATATCGTCTAACTCTGTTGCAATTTCATTGCCTTCTTCATCCATGATATTTCCTCCAGTATTTACAGTAGTTTGTGTGGTGTCTATATTGGTTGCGTCTGTTCCAACAACATTTGCAACATCTGTAGCAGGATTTATTACTCCTGAATCTATGATTGCTGGTGCAGTTGTTGTTGTACTAAATCCAGAACCATCATTAATAACATCTTTTGTGTCAAATGATGATGCAGTTGTATCCGCAGGAATTGTTGACTCATAAGGAGCCAACTGATTCATCAAGTCTTGCTGACCAGCAAGAACCTGTGCTTGATTGGCAACTGTTACTCCAGAATCTGGAATAAGAGAGTCCAACTTTATGTTGCCAACGCCTTGAGCCAATGACTGTTCAGCAGTTTTACCAGTAAGCAAACCAGCAGTAGTTCCAGCAGCTACTTGACCTGCAACAGCAGAGCCAGTTTCTCCAGCAACAGTTCTTCCTGCAAGGCCAGCACCACTACTGGCAATGCCAGCTTTAACAGCATCTTCTGGATTCTTGCCAGCCAAAAGATTGGTTGATGTACTGGTAACAAAACTCTTTAATGTTCCAAGATCGCCAACAAGATAATTTCCAATAGCACCACCAGCAGCGCCAACAACACCAGCTTTCAAGGCATCTTCTGGAGATTTCCCTTGAGCAACTTGTAAAGCAGCATTTGCTAAACCAGTTCCAACTGCCGTAGCGGTGGCTACAGAAGTGCCAACAGGAAGCAATCCAGCACTTAGTAAAGAGTTGCCAATAGATGCACCAACTCCAGGCAATGCAATGGTTGCGGCAATAGTTGCAATCAGTGGTGCATTTTGAGAAAGGCTTAAATCTTTGTCTAGCTGGGCTAGATTTGTACTAATTGTTTGCTCAACAGGTTGAAGAACATTTGTAACTGCTTTGCTGATAGCAGTAGTTGGGTCTAGCTTGGCAATTTCACCTAAAAGTCCACCACCTCCACCTCCACCAGTTATATTGGGATTAGAGGCAAAACCAGAGTCATTAAATACGATCTTTTCACCAGTAGGCCAGTACTGATCTTTTTGTAATCCAGTATTAGGGTCTGTAACCTTAAATGCTTTTAATGCCATATCAAACCCCCAATGCCAAAAGAACATGCAAGCACTTGCAAGTTACATTGAGATTGTTTTGTACTGCTTTCATTAAACAGTGCCATTAGCCACAATGTTGCCCAATACAGTCAGGTTCCCAGAACTGTCAATCTTCATTACATCAGTCCCTGAGTGACGAATAAGCAGATTGGTTCCGCTTTCAACAAAGCTGAAGTTTGTGAAGGTTCCATCTGCCTTGGTTGCAATGGCAGTCTGAATGTTGGTGAACTCAGTATCAATCTCAGTTCCCTTGACAACCTTGCTTGCATTCCCTGGCGACAAAGCATCTTTAGCCGCAAAGTTGGTGGTTTTGGTGTAATTTGCCATGTTTCTTCCTTAAACCAGTTTGCCATTCTTGGCTTGTATCTCAATCTTTTGAATGCTCACAGGATACCCATTGATCTGTACTTCATAACCCGTCTGCACAGTCTTGCCAGAACCAGTCGTTTGACCAATCAATGTTTGCAAAGAAATGCCATCTGAGTAGTAGGCAACAGGAACACCATTTGCCCCATACTCAGCAGTTCCATACTCAGACACAGTTGACTGAGGAATTTGCAATGTGGTGGAGTAATACTGACCAGTGAAGTCGTATCCCCACTTAATGATGAAGCCTTGGCTTGAGCCACCAATAACCACCACAGAAATACGCTTCAGAATAGATGTGACATTGGGCTGCCCCAAGTCAGCATAGGTGGTGAAATACTGCAATCGGTATGTACTTGCATGGTCAAGGTAAGTGCCATACTTGCCCACATAACCATTCTTGCCAATCAACAAGTCTCCATTGCGTTTAGCAAGGAAAGCAGTTGGCGTGATGGAATCCCATACAGTTACCCGCGCAGAACCATCTTGCAACGCCGCCTTTGTATCAAAACAGTAGGTTTGGGTGGCAAGAGGAAAGTTAATCAGGTAGAAAGCATTTGACTCTGAATAGACTGCCTTGATGTTTGCCAATGTCTCAGCATTCACAATCGTCATCAAGTCATCGCGGACATTCTTAGACAAGTCACGCAAAGGTGCAGACTTCTCTTGAATAGTTCTGAGCAATGAACGCACACCACTGTTTGACAAGAACACTACATCACTGCCTGTATTGGCAATGGAGTCCCTTGCAATGCAACCAATGTTACTGATGGTGTCACTCAGAGACAGGCTTGATGGGGTAGTTGCATTTGCATAAATTAAGACTTGACGCTTGCCAAAGATAAACAAGAATCCATTGTGTGCCGCCAACCCTGTAATCTCATCAGACCCATTGGGCCATACCCGTGAGATGTCCAAAGAACCAGCAGTTCCTGTTGACCAGACATGACCAGCAAGCAAGTCAGAGAAATAGACAGTTACAGTGTCAGCAGTGCTACTAGCAGTCCACAATCGACCATAGGCAGAGATAACAATGTTGGTCTGGGGAGCAGTCGCAACATAACCACTTTTCTCGCTCACACGCCTGTATGTAGTGGTACTTACAGCAGGGTCATAAATGAGTGGGTCATAACCCGTCTGAAAGAAATATGTGATTCCATTCAAAGAAGCACAATGCCAGTTGCTTGCGGTAATGGTGGGGCCAGTACCTCCCCCCCCATAGGTCAACTCAACAACACTTGTGCCACTGAGTTTAAACAGCTTGTTGTTTCCAGCAAACAAAACAGTCAAAGTGCCATCAGTCTGCACCAACTCATGGATAACACCAACATTGTTGGCTCCCAAGTTGCCAGAGGATGTATTTACCCTTGACCAACCCTTGCGAGAGCCAATGCGCCCGTACTGGTCAATCACGCAGTTTGTAGCAATCGCAGCGTATCCAGCCGCTAAATCAAGCGGAGAGTCCTGTGTGTTCAGCCCATAAAAGCCTGGAGCCGATACAGAAAAGGTCTGGATTTGTTGGCTCATTGCGGAACAAACTCTTGGTTCTCAGGATAACGACTGCCCTCCAAGGCAATGTAATCCGACAACATGGATCGAAACAGTGTGTAAGCCTCAGACGAAGATAGACCACCATCTTCACCACGCTCAACCAATGCCCTTGCATACGCACCTTGAGCAACAACTACATCAGGGACAAGAATAACAGTGCTATCTGCCGCCAATGGAGCCTGTGGAACTGCCAATGCAAACATGAGGCTATACACGCCATCTGGCCTTGGATACACTGTTACTTTGGCGTTGTAGTTTGCATCCACGCCATCAAAGTTGTATTCGCTTGGGATACCCGTCATAACCACAGAGAAGTTCTGCTTACGATTCATATCCACAAAAGTGGTGTTTTTGAGTCCTATGTTGCTTGTTGCATTGATGGCATCCATCACTTGGAACTTTTGTCCAGCGCCAGTTAACCCATATTGGTATGTACCAGCAACAGTGCTAATGGTGACTGTTTGACCAAGCGCATTCCAGCTAAAAGCATCTTCA